TTCATCACGTTAAGAACATTATTTGCAGGAAGTTTATAATTCAAACGTTGTCTATTAACGTCTTCGTTATTTCCCCATTTTTCAGATTCTTTAATCTGTTTTAGTGCCTTAGCACTGGCTTCTTCTGAACCAAGGAATAAAGCATTAGTCACTGCATCACTTGCTTTAAGATGTTCTAACAAGAGTTTATTTTCGTCTTGTACTTTAACAGCATCCCTTAACACACGCATACCATGTTCAAATTCTGCATGTTGTTTTTGCATTGACTCACTATATTCAACAATATCATTTTTGTATTTTGTGTAATCTTCACACAAACTAGCTTTGTATTCTTCAATCAAACGAGTTAAACCACATTCATACTGAATATACATATCTTCTAGTTGTTTAACATTGCAGTTAATCATCGCCATTGCATCTTTAAAAGATACTTCGTGATGACGAATCTTTTCTTCAATGTCGTCTAATTGACACACAAAATCTTCAATACGTGGTGCTAATTCAGAGATTACCGGCAAGTTACTTTGAATAGAAACAATAGAGTTCAACGCTTCAGATACTCTCACAATATCACCAAGATATTTGCTGAGACCTTCTAACTTGTACATCTCTCTACCCACTGTATCAACAGTACGGAGATTCTCTGCGATAAACTTTAAAGTTCCTAAATGGAAATACACTTGCTGAACCGTAGAAAAAGCATCAGGCGTAAATTGATGTGATACTAATTGATTTGGTTCGTTAAGATTGTGCATAGGCGGATGTCTATGAAACATTATAACCACCCTCTTAACTTTGGTCTGATATTAGTACCTACTGTTGTTACAGTACCAATACCTTGTAATTTAAGCTCTTCTGTAAGTGTTTTAAACTTAGCAAACAGAGCATTGCTTTCCTGTAAATGCTCACCACCCATATTCTGCAACACCAAGCAAGCAACATAAGTTTGTAGAGCTGTCCTGTATGAAGATGGAATGGATATAGGATACTCACTACTCATTGGTTCTGTTAGTGGAATTTCTGGATGTTTTGCCTGATACTTAATCACTAAGTAATTTTCTGGAGTTCTCCCATTGACTTGAACACAGTTGTATTCTGGAGTGTGGATTGAGAACGAACCATAGTCATCATTGATAGCGTATTCTCTACCTTGTGTAGAGTGTACCGACAAAATATGAAGGACATCATTTTGGAATGGCTTCTCTACTGTATCCATGATGTAACCACCATTTCGGATAGAATAGAAATCATCGAGATAGTATCGAGTTATACCATCCCTTAACTGAATTATCACTTCATTTTGCTTTAGAGGAAAATTAGAATAGAAGTATTCAAGCCCTTGATTTAAAGCTTGAATCACTTGCGGCACTCTATCAGGATTCAACTCCCAAGCACCGATTGGAACAAGAGGTGAACTTTGTAATTCACCTAATGCAATAGATTGTAAGAAATCTTTTAACTTCACCATAAAACTTATACCAAATAATCATTTAATCTATAATTACTATCCGTATTGGTTTCATTGAAGAATGGGTCGATATCGTCCATTTCTTGTGAAGTCCCTTTACCGAGATTAGCTTGTTGTTCGGAAGGATAAACTATTACCATTTGGTCAAGCTGCGATACCATATCTATCGCATCATCATGTACTGCTTTAATACCATCAATAGTAACAGTAGAAAGCTCTTCGAGCAGTTCCTGTATTAAAATACTATCTTTTAAATCTTCTGGCAAGAAAAATTTACCTTGTTTAAATACAGGTTCAGTTAGTCTAAATCTATCCATCTTATTGGTTCTAACTGCAATACCTTCTTTCGTACTCTCTCTTCCTTTAGCGATTGTAAACCATACGTTACGTCTCAACATCTCATCTTTAATCAAAGGAACAAAACCACCTTGCTGACCAGTAACCTCAATACCTACTGACATTGGATTATACTTTGTGACAAATTCGAATATCTTATTAAACGTATCATTCATTAAGAATCTTCCTAATGCACCATCTACCAAATATCTATTTTGTTTGTGGTCTACTGCCCATACACCAATTACAGTATAGTCTGCTTTTCTGTGGGTACTTGTTGCGAAATCAGTAGTAATATACCAGTTGTATCTTCGTTTGTTTTCAAGTATTTCTTTTCTTTTGAACCAAGAAATATCGCTATCTAGAATTACACGGTCTTCTTCACTAGAAATTCGTAACATCAACTCTTGGTTAAAAGCTTTTACTCTACCTAATTTAATATAGTCTTGATACTTCTTATTAACTTCTTCATATCCAAAACGTTCAACCCAAGCTCCATCAAAATCTTCTTTTCTACAAGGAAATTGGCTGCAAATAGGGTAAACGTTTACTTCCCATGCACCGGATTCAATCGCTTGGTACAATGGGTCAGCTTTGTTAAACGGAGTACCGGAAAAAATAATTTTATTTCTTTTCGGGTTAAGGGCATTATCGACAGCTTTATATATCAAGTCATATACTTTTTCGAGCTGCACTTTAGAATTTGCCATCTCATCCGAAATCAAGTCATCAAGTATTGCAAGAACAGGACGGTCACCATTACGTTTAAAACCACGAACACCAGAACTTGCACCAAATAACTTCACATAAGTTTCTTTGCCTTCAATGTTCTTAAACACTAATTCACTATCGGTAAACTTAGCTTCAGGAATATAATGTTGCAAGAATTCAGAATGGTTATAACGTGCTTCTACGTTAGTACGAAGAGATTTAGCACCATTCTCCATACTATCTGCTACATAAATAACTACATTACATTTACCAAGATTAGGTAATTCATTAAATACAGCAAGATATAAAATTAGCATCTCTCCCATCACGACCGTTTTACCAAAACCACGTGAACAAAGATTAGCAATTTTATGGTTTGTTGTTACTAAACTATCTGCCATTTTATAATGAGCTAAAGGTGAAGTCTGAATGTCTTCTTTACCGGCATTCACCATTTTAATAAAGTTCATATACTTTAAAGCAAACTCAGAAGGGATATATGTTCTTTCCCATTCTTTATAATCTACTTCAGCAAGATATTCTTCTACTGTTTTTGCAGCAACAGTTCTATTCATTATCTACCTCAATTATTTCAGCTTCGCTAATATCTTTTAGCTTCATTGAACCAGAAGAAAGAGCTTGTTTCTGTGCAGAAGATAAATTATTTAAAGCTTCAGCTAATGAACCAATAACACCCGTATCATTTGTAGAAATCTTCAATTCTGCTTGTTTAATCTCAGGTTGTTTCAAATGTGTCATTAAACTATTTGCTGCATCACTTCTTACTTTAGGACTCACTTTATCATCAGTCATAATCTCTACTTGAGTCTTTACAGCCATATGAAAATAGTCTTGATACATAATATGCGTAGGGACCATTAACTTAGCCATAATCTCAGTTACGACTTTATTTTTCGCATAACTACTTGCATATACATACAAGTTAGCATTAGCAATCCCTTCTCTAGCCATCCTTTCTATACGTTCAGGAAAGGTCAGACTATACGCTCTTACATCAGTATATCCTGCCATCTTAAACGAACAGAACTTTACAGCTTTCACATAATCAGCAAACTTAATCCGTTCACCTTCTTTAATCACATCAATAACATTAACAAGATTATCTCTATAATGCTCTCTCATAATAGAATCCATATCTACAATAGATTCATTCATCAGCTTAACACATTCTTCAAGAGTCTCTTTATTCACCTTTCTAGGATATATCTTTTGCAGCCCCTCTACAGACAACAATTCCGGCATTGGTTCATCCAATACTTTCATACTCACTTTTGTTGTCAAATCTATATCTACTTCTTTAGGTGCATCACCTCTTGCTAAAGCTCTATCAGCTTTCTGTTGTTCTTTATCAGCAAGGCTTACATCCTGTCTTTTAAAATTAAACTTAGCCATAATAACCCCTTATACAAACATTATGCTTGCAGAGGATAATATAACTCCAGCATAAATACAACCTATACCATTCTTCTACAAACTATACTCGTCCCCTAATGGGGACGGAAAGAAAAGAAAATAATCTCCTAGTCTTTTGTTCTTTCTTGTCCCTAATCTCCAAGTATATAAATAAAAAAAACCCCTCTTCCAAAACGGAGAGGGGGTATACTAAGGAAATTAAATTAAGAAACTGACATGACTATCTTCAATAGAAGACCTATACACTATACTAAATTGAACCAAAGAAAACAATAAAAATGTATAGGGGGTTTTTAAATTTTTCTATAGACCAAAATTATAATTTATATAGTTTGGTTTATTTTTCTGAAAAGGTGGTCAATTTTTAAAAATATATATTCTGGTTTAGAACACCTATATACACACAGATTCCCTCTTGTGTAGTATCCCCCCCCCCTATGTAAACTTCTTACACTTACGCTACTCGTTCCTCGTAGCTTTTATCTCTGGCAATTC